AAAAAACCTAAAAAAATGGCAAAAGACATTTTAAAAGAGGCAATCGCTGACGCTAAAGCTGTTCGTGAAGTTGCTCTTGCAAATGCTAAGGCCGCACTAGAAGAAGCTTTCACACCAAGATTACAATCTATGTTATCTGCTAAACTTTCTGAAGAATTAAATGAAGAAGAAGAAATAGAAGAAAACAAAGAAGAAATCGATGAAACTTACTACGAAGAAGATAAAGAAGAAGTAAGTGAGGAAGTAACTGATCTAGATGAGGAAATAGATTTGGAAGAAATTCTTAACGAATTAGAATTAGAAGAAGGTGATGACTCAAAAGAAGAAACGGTCGACGAAGCTAAAGATGAAGATTTAGACGAAGCTAAAGACACAGACGAAGAAACTGTAGATGAAGCTAAGGATAAAGATTTAGATGAAGCTAAAGGCGACGAAGAAGAAGAAAAATTAGATGAAGCTAGACCTGGATATAAAGCTGATGATGCACAATATACATCGGATAAAGCTGAAGATATTCACGAGGATAAAGAATTTAATCTAGATGCTCTTCTTGAGGAAATTAACAATTTAGACGAAACAGAAGATGACGATAATAAAGTTATCAGAAAAGTTCCACAATCACCTGAGGATTCGATGTATGAAATTGGTGATGACAGAAAGAAATACAGAGATCCACATAGTTCGGATGCTGATATTGATTTTTGGAAAACTTATTCAGAAGGCGAAGGCGAAACTAACGAAGTTGTTGGTACAGCTGCAGGTATTGCAGGCATAATAGCAGCAGCAGGTGGTTTATCAGCTTTAGAAACAGCAGCTGATGATCCAGAATGGGCAGCTAAATATCCAAAAGTAGCTCATGCATTAGCAGGTCTACAATCAATGGGTGCAGCTGCAGGTAAAGCTAGAAGAATGGAATCTGAAGCTAGAGATGCTGAACTTGAAGAAACTAAATCAGCTCTTGAAGCAGTTCAATCTGAGCTTAACGAAGTTAATCTTTTAAACTCTAAATTATTGTATGTTAACAGAATCTTTAAAGCAAACAATTTATCTGAAGGACAAAAACTACGTGTAGTTGAAACTTTAGACAATGCGTCGAACATTAAAGAAGCTAAGTTAATTTACGAAACAATTAAGGATACGTTTACTGTTGCTAAGTCAACTAAGAAAACGGCTCCTAAAAAATCAATCAGAGAAGGTTTAGGAATGGCTTCTAAAGCTGCAGGAACATCTACAGCTCCTAAAAAAGCAGTTCTTAACGAATCAAATGATATGGTTGCTAGAATGCAAAAGCTAGCAAATATTAAAATTAATCAATAACCTAAAAAAATTAACAAAAAAATGGACAACGTTAATAATTTATTAGAAGGTGCAAGCCCTTACCAAGTTCTACAAGAGCAAGCTGTAAAATTAGCTGGCAAATGGGAAAAATCAGGACTTTTGGAAGGAATTGAATCTTCTACGGAAAAAAACAACATGTCAATGTTGTTAGAAAATCAAGCTAAACAGCTTGTAAACGAAGCTAGCTCTACAGGTACAGGTAATGAAATTACTGCAGGTACAGGTGAAGCATGGGCGGGTGTAGCTCTTCCATTAGTAAGAAGAGTATTCGGTGAAATCGTAGCTAAAGACTTAGTATCGGTTCAACCAATGAACTTACCAGCAGGATTAATCTTCTATTTAGACTTCCAATATGGAACTAATGATGCGTTTAAATCACAAAACGAATCACTTTATGGTGCAACTGCAGACATGAAGAGAACTGATGGTGCATTTAACAAAGGCCTTTATGGTGCAGGTGAATTTGCTTATTCAGCTCGTTCAGCTTCTGTAACATTAGATGCTAAGGCTGCTAATGCAACTCCAACTACTGGTACATTCCAATCAGGATCAGCTGCTTTTGGTGGAATCTTGAATTTTGATTCTGAATTTTCATCTTCACATGGTACTAAATTCTGTTCAGCTGAATCAGCTCTTGCAGGAACAGGAGGTACAATGATGACATTTATAGTATCAACAGCATCTTTAACTGATGCAGATTTTGACTCAGTAAGATCATTCGAAATCGTATCATCTTCAGCTGCGGGGGGTATAATTACACACCCTCAATATACTAGGCTTAATGCTGATGGTCATCTTGAATTTGTAGTAGAAGCACATGAACGTGTTTCCGGTGTAAATACTGCACCTGTTAATGATGATACAATTTTACATTACATCAAAGGCCCAGCTAACTTAAATGATGCAGGTGACTTTGAGGAAGGTAAAAACTCTATAACAGAAGGTGGTGTGAGTAATTCAAACATGAACATTCCAGAAATCAATGTTTCAATGCAATCTGATACAGTTGCTGCTAAAACACGTAAATTGAAAGCACAATGGACTCCTGAGTTCGCTCAAGACTTGAATGCTTATCACTCAATTGACGCTGAAGCAGAATTAACTTCTATCTTAAGTGAGTA